TAAAACAAATTACTTTTCCACTATCTGAACTACCAAGTGTAGCACTAGCTGTTAAAGATTTAACTCCTGCACTTGAACCACCTAAGTAAGGTCTAGCCATAATAAGCCTCCTTAATCTGTGATTTTAAACAGAGAATGACTCTCAATTAGCTGTATTCCTAGTCCTTCATCAGACATATACTGGTCTTTAACGCCATCAAAAGCATTATCTTGCTTAATGTTAGCTTGATAAACAGAAGGTCTGTACTGAGCATGAAATAAATTCTCGTCAGATACTATAACCATATATTTATTATACTGACCTCTTAATGCTGGAGTTGGAATTAATTGTATCATACCATGAGGTGATTCTAGCACTCTATAGTTAAAACCTAAAGAGTCACGCTTCATATCACCAAGGTTAACACTCCATCCAGAATTTCCAGATAATCCAGAATCTCCTGCCATTTTAGACCAATATCCTAAAGCACCAGCACCTACAAAAGCACGCTTAACACCTGCTTCTGGTACATACTGAAATACTTTTTCCATGTCATCTACAAAGTTACCATAAGAATAACTTGCTTCAGATATAGAAAAAACATTTTGTGCATCGTGACTTGCACTGCTTTCACCATATTTTTCTAATGCACTTACTATACCAAAAGTACTTCTGATTAAGTTACCATCTGTATCTGTTCTTCCACCATCAGCAAAAGACTCATCAACATTAGAAGATCTGTTTCCAGCTCCATAGGAAGCTTCACCTAAACCAGTTCCACCAACTCTTTCACCAAATAAGAAAGCTTTTTCTTTCTGCATCTTATGCTCTTGAGCTTTCTGTCTACGCAACCTAGCTAGTTCAGAAGACTCACCTCGTAAGACTGCAGCTTGAAGGGTTCCAGTTACTTGCAAAGCTGTTTTGAATATTTGAGTAGAGTTATAAACTACCTGCAATTCATCAGCCCATGAATCAGGAGCTGAGCTACCTTCACCATGTGCATTACCTATGATACAAAAGTAATCATCAGCAACTAAATCATAATCACTACCAGAAGCTGTAGAAATTAATTTTACTTTAATTTCATCAGCATCTACAGCAGAAGATATAATACCTGTTGCTTTTTTACTAGTTTTAGCTGAATTCCATATTTCAAACATTAAACCAACATAACTGCTGTCTACACTAGATGCAAGACCTACGATTGATTTAATATTTATTGCTGCACTTTCAGTTCCATTAACTGCAAGTGTAAGTGTTTCAGCATCATTTTGAAACTCTTGTTTTACCCAAGGGTTTCTATGTTCAAACATTTTGAAAATAGGGTCTGGTACTTGACGTAGTTCCTGATTACTAACCATTGTAGTAAAAGGAGCAACATCAGTCCATAGTTCTTTAGTAACCTGTGGGTCTATATAGAAATCTCGTCTTTCTTGATATAGAACACCACTAGCTCCATCAGAACCAGCACCCAATCTTTTTTCTGTTGCCATTTTATTGTTCCTTTATTACTAACGACCTAGTAATGCATCACTAAACTGTTGCTCATCAGTTCTAGGTTGTTCAGATTTACCTGTAATAACGCTAGGGTCTTTAGGTACTGATAACCTTTGAGCTTGATTTTGCATTTCTTGTGTTTTTTGTTGCACTACTGGATTCGTATTTGTTCTCAATTCAAATAACTTAGCTAAATTATCCATAGATAAATTATCTGGAGCAGATGCCCATTGTATAAACTCTCCTGCTTTTTGATTATCCCAACCATAATTATTAACAGCATGACTATATGCTTGTTGTCTTATAGCTTCTTGCTGTTGTTGCGCCATCTGTTGCTGATATGCTTGTTGCATTTCTGATTGACGTTGCGCATCAACACCTTTAAGATAACCTAGATATTTATCTCTATAGTCTTCTTTAGCTACTCGATACTTAAATGAATCTGATTGAGGGTCATTATAAGCATCAACTTCATTGTAATGAACTGGTTTCTCAGGTTCTGTTGGCTCCTTCAACGAAGTCTGCTGAACTCCCATAGGGGTTTGTCCTGCAGGTTGTCCATTGGAGAGCTTTGCTTCTAGGCTATCGAGAACCTCTGGATTTTGACGTAACATTTGCTCAACAGGAGCCATGCTATTTCTATAATAATCCAGTTCTTCTCTAAGACCAGATAGTTCACTCTTGGCTTTATCAGCCTGTGACTGCCAGTACTCATACCTATTGGTGTCTTCTTTTGGGTCAACACCGTTTTCTGTGGTTTGGTTAATTGGAGCTGCAACTTCTTGACCACTAACAGGGTCAATATCAGCTGTAGGTATATTATCAGAAGGTATCTCTTTAGATAACTCTCCTTGAAACATCTCTACATCTTGCGAAGGTGCAGAACCAGCATCAACTACTTCCAAATTTTCCATTTTCTTTTTCCTTTATTTGCGATTTGGTTAATTCCAGCAACCGCTCCTCAATTCTTTTAATCTTCTATACTTAGTATAGTTTCATTCATCTCTCTCTGTGGATTATTATCACTTACAGCAGAAAGATCTTGCTTTGCATTTTTTAACTCATCTGATAATCTAGATTTGTATAACTGTTGAGCCATTTCTACTTTGGCTTCTGCTTTAGCAAGTTTCTTTTCAAATTCTTTTACTTCTACACGCTTTCTATCATGTAGTGATTCCCTCTGTGCAGTTTGTAAATCACCTTTAAGTCTTTTAATTTCTTCAGCTTGAGCTTGTACTTGACCTTGTAGTTGTTGCATCTGTCCATTTCTTTCTAAGACACCTTCCATATCTGCAACATCAGTTTGTTTTAATAACTCTATTTGGTCAATCAAACCAGCTTGATACAACTGCATATAGTACTCAAATCTTCCCCATCTATTACTTGGAAGTGTAGAGCCAGATAAAACTATAACATCATATTTTCCTATAGTTATATCATTTATTTTTCCTACAACATTTCCTATATCATCATACATAGGACTATTAAGCACAACTTCTTTTGGTTTATTATTAGGTTGCATAAGTCTTAATACTTTTTGGTCTGTATAAACAAACTGCATTAAACCAACTACAACTTTAGCTAATTGATTTAAACCTTCTTCTATATCATCTCTTTTAGATTTAATACGTCTTTGTCCATATTCATCTAAAGCAACTGTACCTTTAAAAGTTTGTGGTGCAGCACCCATGTCGCCCTGCATTAAAGCGTATATACCAAGGATTCGTTCTATATCTGCTTTCGCATCTGCCTCATTTTTATATAATTCATTAGGCAAAGGTATAGGGGAAGCAACTATTGGACTACCTAACTCTGGGTCAAACTCTATGACCGCTGTTCCAGCTCTACCCCAGTCTTGTTCTACCTGCTGTTTGTTTACTGCACCACGAGGGATTAATAATTTTACGTTTGTACTACTTGATGCATGTGCAATAATTAGTGAACGTATTTTATTTATATATTCTTGCAATCCTTTTACTAGCCTTACATCAGACATAGGATAAGGATTACGATTAAAACCATTCATAAATGGTATAATTGGATACTCTTCTATTGGCAATATAGCTTCATAAAGCATGTGGTCACCAACAGTAACACATTGTTTAATATTTGTTATTTCTATTTCATTTACCATTATCTTATTAGAATCAATAAGATGGTCTTTTGATGCTATGTCAATATGAGTAGTAGAGTTTGGAATAGAACCTTCATGTTCTTCTCCTGCCATTGGCATTTGTTGCCCTGACATAGGGTCTATCATCATATGAAATGTATCTCCAAACTGCTCATGCATTTGAACATAACCTCTTACATCTTTTTCAGCTGTAATTATTTGAGGTTCTTGGTCAGCAGTTGTAAGTATTACTACTTGTTCATTTTTATAATCTTCATATTCTTGTGTATTATATACATACTCTTCATTACTATAAGGGTCATAAATTTTAAAATAAGGCATACGTATTTTTGTATACCTTGTAAACATCTCTAGCTCTCTATCTCCTGTAATTTCTTGCCCAGCTATTCTACTCTTAACTGTAACATCTTCAGAATACAAAGAAGTTCTGCTTTCTGCAGGTATATTGATATAGCTAGTCTCTTGAACTTGTTTTATTTGTTCTTCATATTCTGGGTAATATTGTATTAACTGAGCTTCGCTCATTAATTTAGCTACTAATATGTGACTAGAATCTCTAGCAAAAGGATCTTTACTGCTAGGGTCAAAATAGACTTCAAGAGGGTCTATTGATTTAAGACAAACTTCACCACGACCAAAGTCTTTATCTGGGTCTGTATATGCCATCATAACTCCCATGCCTTTAACATAGTAGTCATC